GTTTTTTTGACACATTAAAAAATAAAGAATGGAAAGAAGATAGAGCAAGAACTGCAGAACAAATGACTAAATTATTTCAAGCAGAGTTTGGAATATCCAAACGATTTCCAAAAAAATCTAATGATACACATTCTCATAAACCTATAAATGTTACCAAAGTACCATTAGATAAATTTCCAGATTTATTAAGTGATAAACCTATAGCAGAAATAGTAGAGACACAATCAAGAGAGGATGTATTTTAATGAAATTTCCATTAAGTAAAACTCAGCAAAAATATTTTGATTTTATTAAACAATATTATGAAGATCATAGAACAGCTCCTACTTGTGAAGAAATAAAACAAGGATTAAATTTAGTTTCTAAAAGTAATGTGTTTGCATCTATTAATGTTTTACACAAAAAAGGATGGATTACCAAACTTCCTGGAACCTGGAGAGGAATAGTTATTAATGATTAAAAAAATATTTGGTCCTCCAGGAACTGGTAAAACTACTACCTTATTAAATCATGTAGATAGATATATTAAAAATGGAACACCTTTACATAAAATTGGTTATTTTGCTTTTACTAGAAAAGCAGCTAATGAAGCTAAAGAAAGAATGTTAGAAAGAAATCCAAAGTTAGATAAAAAAGATTTACGATACTTTCAAACCTTACATTCTTTTGCATTTCATACATTAGGTATGAGTGAAGACAATGTTATGCAACCGGTTCATTACGAACAAATAGGTAAAGAATTAAATTTAAGAGTTACAGATTCCGGTGATGAATCCGGTTATTTAGAATTTAATAGTGAGTATTTTAAGTTAATTAATAAAGCTAGAGTTAAAGATATTTCTGTTGAGTCTGAATTTAATACTAATGAATGGAGCAGAGATGTTGATTATGAAACATTAGGACATATTTATTTAAACTATAATTACTATAAGAAACAAAATCATTTAGATGATTTCAATGATATGATTGAACGATTTGTTATTCAGAAAGAAAAATGTAAAGAATTTGATGTTATTTTTATTGACGAAGCACAAGACTTATCTCCCATACAATGGAAAATGTTTGATATATTAAAAGAAAAATCAAAAGATATTTATCTTGCAGGAGACGATGACCAAGCTATTTTTGCCTGGGCAGGAGCAGACGTTAAACGATTTATAGAAGAACCTGCAGAAGAAATTATACTAAGACATTCTAATCGTATACCACCAGAAGTACAAAATCTTGCTAATGTTATTTTAGGAAGAATAAAAACTAGAAAACAAAAGGATTATTTACCAAAAACCAGAGTTCAAGGATCTGTTCAACATATTTATAATATGGATCACATTAATTTATCATCAGGAAGTTGGTTAATTTTAACTAGAACTGTGTATAGATCAGATGAAATATCAAAACAATTAAAAGAATCTAATTTATATTTTAAAAGTAGGTTTGGTAAAAGTTATAATACCAAATTATATAAAGCTATCTTAAACTGGAGTGACTTATGTAAAGGTGGAAGAATAAGTCTATCAGATGCTAAAGATATGTATGAATACTTAGCAGAAAATTTAAACGAAAGTAAATTTAAAAATGAAACTCATGTAAGTATAGATGATCTTGGGTTTCATAAAAATGAATTATGGTATGAAAAATTTATACATGCAGATCAAGATGAATGTTTTTACATACGGACTATGTTATCCAGAGGTGAAAAATTATCTCAGCTACCCAAAATAGAAGTATCTACTATTCATGCTGCTAAAGGTGGTGAATGTCAAAATGTTATTTTAGTATTAGATAATGCTAAAAAAATTAGAGAGTCTATAGAAAATAATATTGAAAAAGCAGATGAAGAGCATCGAGTTTGGTATGTAGGTGCTACTCGTGCTAAGGAAAATTTATATTTATTAAAACCAAAAAAAGAAAGATATGGATATTCATTATAATATAACCAGGAGAATATATGACCGATAAAAAAATGTTTGATGAAGCTTTTCCACACGCAAAACAAGAAGGTGGAGATCATTATATGAAACATAAAATTCAACCTTACAAATTTATTACAGCCAACAACTTGTCTTTCTTTCAAGGAAATGTTATTAAGTATGTGGTTCGTTATAAAGATAAAAATGGTATTGAAGATTTAAAAAAGATTATTCATTACTGTCAATTAGAAATAGAAGAAATGCGAAAGGATAAATAATGAAGGTACCTATATTTGAAGCACAAACAGAATGGATTGAACCGGATGAATTTCCAGATTTACGATCATATGATGAAATTGCAGTTGACTTAGAAACTAGAGATCCTAATTTAAAAACACTAGGATCAGGTTCTGTTATTGGTGAAGGAGAAGTAGTTGGTATTGCAGTTGCTGTCGCTGGAAGAAAATTTTATTTTCCCATTGCTCACGGATCAGGGAGCAACATGGATAAGAAAAAAGTTTTAGAATGGTTTAAGGATACTATGGCTTGTCCTGCTGTAAAAATATTTCACAATGCCATGTATGACGTGTGTTGGATACGAAATTTAGGTATAAAAATCAATGGCTTAATTGTGGATACGATGATTGCAGCAAGTTTAATTGATGAAAATAGATTTGCCTATTCATTAAATGCTTTGTCCTGGGAGTATTTAGGTCATGGTAAAAATGAAGCCGCTCTAAATGAAGAAGCAAAATCTAGAGGATTAGATCCTAAAGCAGATATGTGGAAACTACCACCAATGTATGTAGGAGCTTATGCAGAAAAAGATGCTGAACTTACTTTAGAGTTATGGCAAAAATTTAAAACAGAAATTATTCAACAAGACATAGAATCTATTTTTAATTTAGAAACAGATTTATTTCCTTGTTTGGTTGATATGAGATTTAAAGGCGTTCGTGTCGATAGCGAACGAGCTCATATATTGAAACAACAATTAGTTTCACAAGAAGAACAATTACTGTTAGACATAAAAAAAGAAACAGGAATAGAACCTCAAATATGGGCAGCAAGAAGTATTGCGAAAGTTTTTGATAAACTTGATTTAACTTATTCCAGAACTGAGAAAACACAAGCGCCCTCCTTTACTAAAAATGAATTACAAGAACATTCTCATCCGTTAGTACAGAAGATAGCAAAAGCGAGAGAAATAAACAAGGCTCATACTACATTCATTGATACTATTTTACGTTTTCAACATAAAGGTAGAATTCATGCAGAAATTAATCAGATTCGTTCTGATGCTGGAGGAACTGTTACTGGAAGATTTAGTTATAATAACCCAAACTTACAGCAGCTTCCTGCAAGAAACAAGGACCTAGGACCACTGATTCGTTCTTTATTTTTACCAGAAGAAAAACATACTTGGGGATGTTTTGATTATTCTCAACAAGAACCAAGATTGGTTGTGCACTATGCAGCATTACATAAATTTCCTAGTGTATATGAAGTAGTAGATGCATATAATGATAATACAGATACAGACTTTCACCAAACTGTTGCAGACATGGCCCAAATTCCTAGAAGTCAAGCTAAGACAATTAATCTTGGATTATTTTATGGAATGGGTAAGACAAAATTACAAGCTGAACTTGGTGTGTCTAAAGAAAAAGCAGAAGAACTATTTAACACTTATCACTCTAGAGTACCTTTTGTAAAACAGTTAATGAATAGTGCTTCTAATAGAGCACAGACTCATGGACAAATAAGAACTTTACTTGGTAGATTATGCAGGTTTCATTTATGGGAGCCTAATATGTTTGGTATGCATAAAGCCATGACACATGAAGATGCACTCAGGGAACACGGACCAGGGATTAAAAGAGCTTATACTTACAAAGCTTTAAATAAATTAATTCAAGGTAGTGCTGCAGATATGACCAAAAAAGCAATGGTAGAATTATATAAAGAAGGAATTGTTGCACATATTCAAATACATGATGAATTAGATTTATCTGTAGAGTCTACTGAACACGCAAAAAAAATAATTGAAATCATGGAAAATGCTGTTACACTGGAAGTCCCTAATAAAGTTGACTATGAATCAGGAGAAACCTGGGGGGATATTTACGGGTAATGTGTAATGAAAAAATGGATTTTACAGAAACTTTTGACGTTTTTTGCACGAATGGAAAACAAGATTTGGAGAAAACTCTACGTCTGTGATAAGAAAAAACGCAAATGAAACAATATTGTAAAGAATGTGGACATGTTTGTCATTGTTTAGGTAAAGGATATTACGTTAGTGAGTCTTTTTGTGACTCTTGTAGTTGTAATGAATGTAAATGCAAACCATCAAAACCTTT